GCCAACGGCGTGCTGGACAGCGCCTATGCCGACCCTCTTGGTCTGGTGAGCAAGAGCACCCGCTTCACCGCCCTGGCTTCCGCCCTGCCGGCCATCGCCCAGGGCGCCAGCGTCACGGTGGGCGGAGTCGCCTACACCGTGCGCAACGTCGAGCCGGACAACACCGGCCTGGTCGCCCTGGTACTGGAAACCGCGTAATGGCCGACCACCTGCACAAGCAGATTCGCGCCGCCCTGGTCACCAAGCTGACCGGCCTCGCCACCTCCGGCGCACGGGTCTACGCCAACCGGCTCTATCCCCTGGACTCCGCCAACCTGCCCGGCCTGCGCATTTACGCCGACAGCGAGGAAGCCGAGATTCTCACCGTGCACGGCCCCGCCCTCCACAAGCGCATCCTGGCCGTGGCCGTGGAAGCCTGCGCCCTGGCTAACAGCGGCCTGGACGACACCCTGGACCTGATGAGCAAGGAAGTGGAAACCGCCCTGGCGGGCGGCATCACCGTTTCCGCGCGCACCCTCACGCCGACTTACACAGGCATGAGCTATCAGGACGAAGCCGCCGACAAGCCCGTCGGCGTCAAGCGCATGACCTTCACCCTCGAGTTCGAGGCGGCCGCCAACGCCCCGGACACCCTGATCTAAGGAGATTCACCATGGCAACGATTTCCAAGTGGTCCAACGTGGCGATTGCCATGCAGTCCGCCCTGGCCGCCGCCAAGACCATCACCGGCATCACCAAGGCCGCCCCGGGCGTCGTCACCAGCGTCGCCCACGGCTACAGCAACGGCGATTACGTCTTCCTCACCATCCTGGGCATGCGCCAGATCCACGACCGCGTGTTCCGCGTCTGCAACCAGGCCGCCGACACCTTCCAGCTCGAAAGCGTCTCGGGCGGTACCGGCATCGATACCAGCGCCTACGACACCTTCGTTTCCGGCACCGCCGAAAAGATCACCTTCGGCAACAGCATCACCACCGCCACCAGCATGAACATGAGCGGCGGCAACTTCGAGAGCCTGGACGCCACCACCATCCACGACTCCCAGCGCATCGTGGTGCCCGGCCTGCCGGACGAGACCAAGGCCGAGTTCGAGAACCTGTGGGACCCCACCGACGCCGGCCAGGCCGCCATGAAGCTGGCCTCCGACGCCCAGGCCAAGCGCGCCTTCAAGTTCACCTTCGGCACCGGCGGCAAGATCATGGTGTTCGCCGGCTATGTCGGCTTCGCCGGCGCGCCCCAAGGCAACGCACAGGACATCGTCAAGACCTCGGCGGTCATCACCAGCCAGGGCACGCCCACATACTACAGCGCATAACCCATGCCAGCCCTGGACAAGCGCCTCAAGGCCCGCGAAGCGGTGGTCGAACTGCTCGGCCACCGCTACACCCTGCGCCGCCCCACCGCGCGGCAACGCATCGAAGCCGCCGGCGGCACCCGCCTGGACCTGGCCCGCGCCTGCGTGGTGGGCTGGGACCTGACCGGCCTTGACCTGCTGCCGGGCGGCGATCCCACCCCGGCCGCCTTCGACCGCGAGTTGTGGGACGACTGGCTGGATGACGCGCCGGACCTCTGGCTGCCCCTGATCGACGCCGTGGAAGACCTCATCGCCCGCCACGACGCCGCCCTGGAGGCCGCCGCAAAAAACTGACGGGCTGGCTGGAGCGGGGCCAACTGCCCGGCCAGCCAGCCGCCGCCGAGCCACTTGCCGCCCTGGCCGTGCGCGCCTGGAACTGGATGGGCGATCAAATCGACTGGGCCGGCCTGCCCCTGGTGGCCGACCTGCTCGGCATCGAGGACCTGGAAATGCTGATCACGCAACTCGCCACCATCCGCGACTTCCAGCGCCGGAGCTGACGGAAAGACCGACATGGCCGACAACAAGACCAGCATCGTCCTCACCGCCGACGACAAGACCCGCGCCGCGTTCGACAGCGCCAAGCGCAACCTGGACGGGTTGACCAGCGTTGCCGGCAAGCTGAATTCCGTGCTCGGGGCCGTGGGCATCGGCGCCAGCCTGGGCGGCCTGGCGACCTTCGTCAAGGGCAGCATCGATGCTGCCGACAACATGCGCGACCTGGCCATCGCCACCGGCACCAGCGTCGAGGCCCTGGCCCGCTACCAGCTCGCCGCCAAGCAGTCCGGCACCGACATCGAAACCGTGGCCAAGGCCATGGGCAAGCTGTCGGTGTACATGGCCAAGAACAGCGAGGAAGCCGCCAGCCTGGGCATCACCGCCCGCGATCCGGCCCAGGCCCTGGCGCAACTGGCCGACGTGCTGGCCCAGGTGGAAGACCCCGCGCAGCGCAACGCCCTGGCCATGAATGTGCTGGGCCGCAGCTATGCCGAGGTCATGCCCCTGCTGGCCCAGGGCGGCGACGAGCTGCGCAAGCAGGCCGACGCCGCCGGCCCCTACGCCAAACGCATGGCCGACCTAGCGGACAAGGCCGACCGCTTCAACGACTCACTCGCCGCCCTGGCCCAGCAGGGCAGCGCCGCCCTGCTGCCGATGGTGGACGCCTTCCTGGACATGGCCGATGCCGCCACCCAGGCCGCCGAAGGGCTGGAAGGCGTCGATGCCGCCCTGGCCCAGCAGGGCAGCGCCGCCCTGCTGCCGATGGTGGACGCCTTCCTGGACATGGCCGATGCCGCCACCCAGGCCGCCGAAGGGCTGGAAGGCGTCGATGCCGCCCTGGCCGGACTGGGCCAGGCCGGCACCGTCGGCCAGACCGTGGCCGTGGTGTGGGCCAATGTCGCCTACGTGTTCGAGCAGGTGGGCACCGAGATCGGCGGCATCGCCGCCCAGATCGCCGCCCTGGCCCGGGGCGATTTCCAGGGCGCCGGCGCCATCGGCAAGATGATGAAGGACGACGCCGCCAAGGCCCGGGCCGAACTCGACGCCCTGGAAAAACGCATCATGACCTTCAAGGCCGCCGCCCGCGCCCCGTCGCAGTCCGGCGCCAAGGCCAGGACCGGCGGCGCCTTCGACGTGGCCGGCCTGGGCGGCGCCGGCAAGAAAACAGCCGCCGCGAAAACCCCCGCCCTCGACCAGATCGACCCCTACGGCAAGCAACGCCAGCAGGCCGAAGCCGAAGCCCTGCGCAAGACGGTCGAGGCGCAGAATGCCGCGTTCGATGCCATGGCCGACATGCGCAATGACCAGATCGCCCAGGACGAGAAAGCCGCCGCCGCCCTGGGCCGCATGCGCGAGGCCATGATCGATGTCATCGATCCCATCCAGCGCTACCGCGAGGAGCTGGATAAGGTGGATGCCCTGGTGGAGGCCGGCCTGTTCACCCCCGAGCAGGCCGCCGCCGCGCGGCTGTACTGGCAGGAACAGATGGACGCCGCCGCCGGCTTCGGCAAACTCGTGCAGGATGACGCCAAGAAGACCGCCGACATCGGCCGAGAGCTGGGCATGACCTTTACCAGCGCCTTCGAGGATGCGGTGATAGCCGGCAAGGATTTTCAGGATGTACTGGAAAGCATCGGCCAGGACATCACCCGCATTTTCCTTCGCAAGATGGTGACCGAGCCGCTGGCCGACGCGGTCTCCGGGGTGTTCAAGGGCTTCGACTTCGGCGGCATCTTCGGCGGCGCCCGGGCCGCCGGCGGGCCGGTTGCCGGCGGCTCCGCCTACCTGGTGGGCGAGCGCGGCCCGGAACTGTTCGTGCCGAAATCCTCCGGCGACATCATGTCCAACGCCGCCATGCAGGGTTCCCGCGCCGTGGTCATCAACATGAACGTCCAGGCCAGTGACGCCGGCAGCTTCCGGCGCAGCATGGGCCAGATCAAGGCCGACCTGGCCTTCGCCGTCGGCTCCGCGCAAAGGAATATGTGATGGCCTTCCTCGAATCGCCGCGCTTCCCCGATGCCGTGTCCTACGGCTGCCAGGGCGGCCCCACCTGGCAGACCGCTGTCATCGCCGTCGCTTCAGGGCACGAATCACGCAACCAGGTGTGGGAGTCGGCCCGCCACCGCTACGACGTTTCGCACGTGTACCATTCCGGCGATGGCGGCAAGCTGGAACTGCTGCGGGCCTTCTTCCTCGCCGTGCGCGGCCGCCTGCACGGCTTCCGCTTCCGTGATCCGCTTGACTACGCGGCCGCCTCGGGCGAGGGCCTCCTCACCGCCCTGGGCGGTGGCACCTATCAACTCGTCAAGCGCTACACCGCCGGGAGCAGCACCTACGACCGGGACATCACCAAGCCGGTGGCGTCCAGCGTGGTGATTGCCGGCGGCGGCACCTACAGCCTGGACGATACGACCGGCATCGTCACCCACTCCGCCGGGGCCGCCCCCACGGGCTGGACGGGGGAATTCGACGTGCCCTGTCGCTTCGAGACCGATATCA